GTCCCATGTAAGCTGCGATACCGATGAGAAAGTGGAACACAATGAGTTGATATGGTCCTCCGTTATACAACCATTCGTCGAGGGTTGCAGCTTCCCAGATTGGGTAGAAGTGAAGACCGATTGCGTTTGAGGATGGGACGATTGCTCCCGAGATGATGTTGTTTCCATAGAGTAGTGAGCCAGACACGGGTTCACGTATACCATCAATATCAACTGGAGGAGCAGCTATAAAAGCTATTATAAATGCTGTTGCAGCGGTTAAGAGTGCAGGGATCATCAAGACACCGAACCAACCAACGTAGAGTCGGTTGTCGGTGCTTGTAGTCCAGTCACAAAAACGCTGCCAGTTGTTTGGTTTAGTTAATGTGGCTGTAGTCATTTATTTTAAAAAGAATATTTAACTCCTAGTTTAGAGCCGTAGGAATTATCGGCATCTCCTTCAGCTGTGAGGAAGGATAACTCACCGTAAACACCCAGCTTATCTGTAGCAGCTACGGATGCACCGAGCTTACCAGAGAATTGAGTGTCACTATCAACAGCATCGCCTTGTACGAATGCTGGACCGCCTTGAATATAATACCCAAGAGCACCTACATCACCTTCCCAACCCACGTGAGCGTCCGTAGTTCTTGAAGTGAAGTCTGAACCAGTGTAAGAAGAATTAGCTTCTATGTTTACATAGGGTCCAGCTAATGCAGGAGCGGAAAATAGAGTGGCTGTTAAAGCAAATAAGGTTGTTTTCATTTTAGAATATGCCTGGGATAATTTGACCAGTGGTGGCGTAAGCGCCTATGGCTGCCCAGATACCTAACATAGCCCAACGGCCATTTTGTACTTCTGCGTTGTCGTTCATAGTTTCTTCGATTGGTGCTTCGAGAGCGATTACTTCTGTATCGTTCATTAAAGTAAAGATTAAGTGTATGGGCGAGGATGAAATTTCAGGTCGCCACGGTATACTTAAGCTATCTGTAATGAACGCTGCTTATTACTTGTATTTTCTCCATGACGATGCGGTCTAAGCTTATCCATTTGCATATGTAAATTATAAACCTCTTGGGCTTTTATCTGCTCAGGTGTAGCATTTACATAAGTACCTTTTTCTGAATCATATATAATATAACCCCCTGTTTCTGGAACGGGGATAACCCCAGGATTAACCGGCGAAGCTCCTGCACCATGAGCAATTGTTAAGCCACGTCGAGCTGCGAGATCTAGACCAGGAATTGTTAGTTGTTCACCTGTTTGTTCAGTACCAGTAGGTATTGTACCTTTAGTATTATCTACGTTAGTATTATCTAGGTCTCCTTTCATACCTGCAGGCCAATTTTCATCCCAGTTCTTTACGTGTTGACCAGAACTTGCTCCTGTAGCTTGCTGGCTTATCAATAAATTTAACCTATTAGCCTCTGCTTGATTTTCAGAAGCTGCTTTGTATAAAAATTGAAGCGGATTAGCCATGATTAAAAGTTTAGATTAGAACGAGCGAGCTTCTCTTGTATATCTTGTCTGAATGCAGGGTCTCTATCGTACCTAGGATCGCCCATAGCCCGTACAACTTCAGCCTGACTTCGGAATACATCGCCTCCTGATTTAGGGGCTGTTCCTGTAAGCATTTTACCTTCGACTCCTTTAGCATCATCATATCTATAAGCTAAAGAACGTACAGCAAAGAAGGCTGCAAGAGGATCACCGTTACCCATTACCTGATCAAACATACTAATCTCTTGTTCATTGAGATTATCTTTTGCCCATGATAACATATCAGTGTAACCTTGTTCTCCTCCAGCTAAATCTTTTAATGTTTTAACGTCTGCTTCAGATATTTCTTTAGGTTGTGGTTGGGATTCAGCAACTTGTTTACGGTATTGTAGATGTAGATTAGCTAAGTCACTAGGACTCATCTTATTTAATTCAGCTAAAGTTTCATCTTTATACTTTTCACCTTGAGCTTCTTCCCATAAAGTATCTAAAATATTAGTTTCAACTTCTTCTTCTTCCTTCTTCTCTTCTTCCTTAGCTTCAGTCTCAGGTGTTTCTTCAGTTGTGGTTTCTTCTTTAGGTTCACCAAGTTTTTTCTGAAGTTCTATATAAGCACTTTCTAATTCTTGAGCATCCTTATATTTACCAGCAAGTAAATTATCTTGTGCTTCTTGCATCTGTTCTCCTACTTGTAGAGAATCTTGTTCATCAGAATTTAGATTATCAATACTAGTAGTTTCAACTTGGTTTTCAAATGTTAGTGTTTCTGCCATTGTTTACTGTGGTGGTGTAGGTGGTGCTCCTTCAGGAGGTGGTGCTAACTGAGGGTTCTTAGATGGATCAAGCATTGGAGCCTTCATCATATTAGGTGTTTGTTTTATTGCTTCCATTTCTGCTTGTTGTTGTACAGCTTGTTGTTGTTCTTGCTGTATTTCTTGCATACTCTTAACTAGATTTAATACATCTATACCTTGAGCAGCAGCTAGTCGTTTAATTACTTCGTCAGGATTAATGTACTGTGCGATAGCTTCTGGTCCCATCGTCTGTGCAATGGTTTGTAAGAACTGACCAAGGGCTTGTACATCTTGCCCCCTACCAAGTGAATTAATACCAGCAACAATAATAGGTTTGACCATACCCTTTGGTATCTTAGGTATTTCTCCTGTTTTCTGGAAGACACTAAGCTTACGATTAAGATAAGGAACAAGGAACTCAACAGTAAGTAATCCAAATAAACCTCCTAACTGTTGTTCTAACTCTAACTGAGTCATCTGGACTTCTTGTGCAGTAGTCCTTTCACTATCCCTAACTGATAGAATAAGGAAAGCCTCATTCAATCTTTTCTCAAGGGTAGCCATTAATGAAAAAGCTGTTTGGAAGTCAGCAGTTTTACCAACTTGGATAACACCTATATCATCTGGTCTTCCTTGAACGATCGCTCCGTTGCCTGCGGCGGCCAGCGTCTGCGGTTTAGTAGTGCTTGAGGGTGATACTACAAAAACAACTTTAGAGGCTGCTGCAGAGCCTTCTACGAGGGCCTGAGAGAGTGCTTCAAGTGACTTCAGATCTCCTATAAATTGACCTACTCTACCACGTCCATATGATTCACCATCTACTGTATTAAAACGTAGAGGTAACCAAGGTGTAGTATCTACTGGTGCTTTACTTTGAGACCCAGGTATTATTTTATCAAATACTTCTTGATGCCAGACAAATCTATTGTTCTCTCTAGTTACATGAGTGTAGACATCACATTCTTTATTGTCTTCACTATTATAACCTTCATCGACAACACTATCATTGTTGTATTCTGGTTCATCTGGAATGTATTTTTCTATTAACTTTTTACTGATTCTTTCCTTTGTAACTATTTCAATTACTGCGCCGTTACCATCTCTTTCTATAACGTAGCGATTAAGAGGGAATAATTTTAAACCAGACTTACCCATAAAGATAAGAGCGTTTCCTGCTACTACTAAATGCTGCAGTGCCTGGTGTATTACTACACGGTCATCACTTGCTGCAATAGCTTCGAGGATAGTACGCTCTATCTTTGCAAAGGATAAATCTAATTCTGATTTTATTTCCGGTGGGAACTCTTGACCTAGTTGAGACTCGTCCACTTGTAGTTTAAAGAAACTTGTTTGTGGAGGTACAAGGCTGAGAGAAAGTTTGGAAGCTAAGGCTACTACACCTTTAGCTCCAACACTCTGCCAAGGAGTTTTCAACTGCTTCATACCTTTAGTGTACTCTTCGTGTCCTCTAATTAGGTATGGTAAGGTAAGGTCCGAGGCGTCTTCTGCTTCGTTTAGAAACTGCGAACGGTCACTAGATAAAGAATCGTACCTAGATTTAGCTGTCATTTTTTTTAGATATTAAGTGCGGAAGTTTTTAAGGAACCTGGTCCTCTACCAAATGTTTTCCGAATGTTTGTAGTTCTATTACCTTGACCTGTAGGTAGCTCATTTAATGTAGCGACACCTTGTACACCAGGATTCTGAGGCATGTAACCCCAGTTACCTACTGCATCACTCAATCTTGTTGAGTAAGCGGCACCTTGCTGACCAATAGCATCGGATAATCTTTGATCTCTAACCTCGGCTTGCTGTTGTTGTTTAGCATAGTTAGTTTGTAAGGCTCCTTGTAATCCTTGAGCCCATCTATCCATGCTTTCTTGGAAACCTTGTTGATCAAAGGTAGGTCTATTCCTAATAGTTTCAAGTAGGGTGTTAGCTTGAACAGCCCAGTCTTGTAAATTAGTAATAGCACCTTGTTGCCAAATGTTTTCTCTAGCTCTAGCACCGTGGCTACGGTCATCTACTATAGCTGCTCCATACCTCTTACCTTTTGTATAATTAGCTCCACTTGGTACAGCTAATGGGTTCTGAGTTAAAGCTAACCCAGGTATAGGTGCATAGTTTATTTCAGGTGTGATTGCCATAATTAATCCTCCTTTAATCTAGTATTTAACCACTCAATGACTGAGCGTTGTCCTGCTTTATACATAATTGCAGATATTTCTTCTTTAGGATGTGGGTTTACTGGAGGAAATTTCTCCTCCATTTCTAGTCGGATGGATTCTAAGTTTGGACCTAATAAAGGTTCAAGCATATTTGGGTAGGTTGACATTGCTATGTTCAAAGAATGCTGGCATACGAGCTGCTTTGGTGTTAGAAAGCTCGGGTGCTTTCCCTTCATACATTAAGCGATCACTAGTATCCAGCCAAAATTTTTTGTCTAAATATTTATCGGTAGTATTTATACCTAGAGGCTGTAAGACCCAGTTAATTGTAGCTTTTCTAAGTTTATCAAGAGAAGGGCTAGGGGATAAGCCCAACTCAGCGCAAACAAGGCTATTCGTAGCAACGTGGATCTGTTCATCTCTGGAGATATCAGCTGATACTGTTCTGAGAGCAGCATCGCCAGAAAAACGAAAGAAAGGAAGTAAAACGAAAAATATAGCTCGCTCTGCAACGAGAGCTTTGGTAATAGTGTGATCAGGATGTTCAATCCAGGCATCTCTTAACCTCTTTGCTTCTAATTCTGCTTGTTCATCTGCACCGTGGGCTTCAACTATGTAACCCAGCGCAAGATCGTGTTTCTCTTCATCTTTGACATTCGAGACGAGCAGCTCTCTAGCGTTATGGGGTACCTCCTTCTCAAGACCTTCAAGAATAAAGTCTCCAACTGGAAGCTCCATATGACGTATTGCGAGAGCACGCTTGATGGTTTCTTCAGCACCGTATTTTACCTCTCCTTTGGTGGGTTGGACTGGTGTCCATGTTCGTTTTCTTTCTATTAATTTTACGTAAGGATCTTTTTTCATTACTCTTGACAGTCGCAGGTTATAGGAATGTTATCTGGTTTATTAGATAAAATATCCTGCAAGTAATCATCAACGTCTTCTTGATCTAATGCTGCATACGCATCGGTCTTATCTTGTACGTCTCCCATCACTTGTAGGCTATAGTAAAGGGAGGTCTGTGGTGAATCCAGCCACTCTTCTACAAACTGTTCGTTGTAGGTTACTACATCACTCCAAGAGTTGAATGAGTATCCGTGAAGAAGTCCCGTGTTATTATACATAATCATTATTTCATCAGCTACTTTCTTGTAAGCTTTCCAGCCTACTTTACTTGCTATTTCTACATCACCATAGTCATATGTTGTTACTCCAAAGGTCCCAGAATCTCTGTCAACAGTTTGTGCGATTGGGGGTGCAATTTCTGGGGTGCACGTAAAGCCATCCAGATCCTCGCTTCTATAACTGCAGGAGGCAGTTGGTGCGATAGCAAAGGCTCGAACCATATTATGAGAGCGAGCCACCTCAGCGGCAATTTCAATACCAGCCTTGAGTTCATTAGCAAGGCGTTCTGCTTTTGTGACAATAGAACCTCCTCCATTTACAGTAGCTAAGGCTCTACCAAATTGCTCATAGGTTACACCTTCTCTTCTTAAGAAATTAGCTAGACCGAGGATACCGAGGCCAACTTGTCTGTCGATATCAGCTGACAAATATTCTCCAGTTGCTCCGACACCTGTCCTACTATGGAGGCTGCACAACTCGGACATACCTTGATTGAAAGCCTCTGCGATGTCGCTTGGCAGACAGGCTGAGATATTGACATGCTGTAACAAGCATGTTCCTCGTGAGGGCAAGTAAACCTCAAGACAGACGTTGCCATAAATTCGTTTTCCATTTGTATCGTGTTTAATTTTATTTAGCCAGATATCCCCTGACTTAATACCATGTAGTATGGCTTCTTTTATTTTCTTATCAGTACTGTTCCATTTTGGAACGTCAAGGTCGATGCACCGTTTGATCCACGGGAGTTCTGACCTGGGAGTAGTAGTAAACTCATAGATGTCAGGGTGATCAATGTCAAGATGAACCACCACAGCACCGTTTTTGTAGACACCTCCTCTCCGTAATGTTTCATTTAAGGTTGAGTATATTTTTGCAAAGGAAACAGGACCGGATGCTGTAAGACCTCTTCCATTTTCATGACCTTTAGGTCTTAATTTAGATAGGTGAACGGCACATCCTGCTCCATGTCTTAATGCATGAGACGTGAACCTCCAGCTTGCTTCTATGCCTTCTGGACCCTCCATAGAGTCCTCTACGACAAACACTGTGCAGCTCACTGGGAGTCTAGATTCTGGGTTATCCAACCATGATTGGACCCGACCAGTGCGGGAGATAAGTTCTGCAGTCATTATAATAAATCAGTTAAAGTTGGTGGTTTGTAATTTGGTCCTTTTAAGACCTTTCCATCTTCTCGATAAATAGGGTTACCATCTTCATCAAGTTTAGACATATTGCTTTTATGTACTCTATCTAATGCTTCATCTAAGAACCATCCTTGATTCTCAGCAAATTGATAGCATACATATACTAGATCAGCAAGTTCTTTTAAAGCTTCTGCTTCAATGTCAAGATTTTTTCGGAATAATAAACCTTCAGCTTCTAGAAATTCTTTAAATTCCTCGACGATCAGATTCTTCTGATAAGTACGGGCTGATACAGTCCTCGAGTTTTTTACTCTGTACTTCTTCCTGAATTCCTTTGCTTGATCTGTTAAGAAGGTCTTCTTCATAGTGGACTTCGTTCTGTAAATAGTGGATTGCTTTTTTTAAATCTTGTATCTTACTATCTTTATAACCTGCTCGGCAAATATATTTAATAGCATTACCGAGATGGAAATTTAGGTGTTGTTCTCTAATAAAATCCCAAACTTCAGTCCTTCCTCTTCTATAGTATTCCAATATTCAAGTAAATTGGTGAGTGAATTTCCTAATACAAAGTTCTGTCTTTGTAATGCTAAAAATAATGTTATTACTTCTTTCTTATGTTTCTCATAAGTTTCATTTAAACGATCTTCAAGAATTCTCATCTTTAGATCTTGTTCCATCGTTAATTTTGTAATCGGTGGAGGGAGTCCACGGCTTAGCCTTTTGTTGTTTTGAGTCATAGTCATCAATAGTTAGTATTCTTGCTAATCTAGCATTTAAAAGAGCATCTTCTTCAGTTAGATTTTTTTCTTTATAAGCTTTGAGTACAGTATTCCATGAATAACCTTCTTTACTAAATAAGGTTTCAGCTCTCTTTACTCCAATCCCAGGTACTCCAGCATAACCGTCTGTTTGGTCACCACTAAGGGTTTGAATTAGATGCCACTTAGCTCCTTCTTCAGGGCTGACTGTGAATACTTCATCTAAATTATATAACTTACCAGGTATCTG